GAACACGCTCCGCGCTCAGCTCGACACCGCGAACGAGCACAACGCCAAGCTCAGCGCCGAGCTCGCCGATCTGCAACGGCGCTACGAGATCAGAAAGTCGGAAGGCTTCGCTGCCGAGCAGGCGTTGTTCCGGGTGGCGTCGGCAGTGACCGGTAGCTCACTCTTGCTGGCGGACTACGAGCAACTGGCGGAGGTGACGATTGCGGCGGCGGAGAGACTTCGCGCTCGAAACGATGAACTGGAGTCCACCCGATGATCGCCCTTCTCCTCGGCCAGTTCAACGACACGACGCCCGCCGAGATCACGGGCCTTCTTGAGCGAGTGCAGAGGCCGGCGATGATCCGGCTGCGGCGATGTCGCATCAGCTGGGGCTCGGTTAGCCACCTGACATTCGATGGCGACTGGCACGGCCTGATCGATTGCTGCGTCTTTGGCGTGGTCGGCGATAGGGCGCCGCTCGTGCTCGAGGCGTGGCCCGGCATCGAGATCGACTGGGCCGACCGCAGCTTTACGGTCATGGATCTTGCTGCCGAGGTCGAGCGACAGAGGGTGGTACTGGGGGCGGGACGATGACCGACGACCCCATCATCGGCTGGGTCGTGCTCATGCCCAGCGGCAGGATCATGTGCGACCCGAGCGGCGCCGTCGTCGAGTTCCGGATCGAGGACGAGGCGAAGCAAGCGGCGCAGGCTGTCGGCGGCATTGTCGCGCCGCTGTGTGATGACGAGGCGTTCAGCGCGGCGGGAGGGGAGTGTTGATGGCGAGTCACGTTTCGCTGCTCGTTACTGGTTCACGTCACGCCGAGGATCGTGTGCCGCTCTGGAGCGCGCTCGATGCGGCGCTTGAGGCGTATAGCTACGACAGCCTGAGTCTGTTCGTCGGGTGCGCTCGGGGTGCCGACCAGTTGGCTCGCGACTGGTGGCATGAGCGCCAGAGAGGTCACGTGCTGACTTCTCCGGAACCGATGGTGGAGCTATTCACAAGCGCTCCGGCCCAAGACCCATGCGGGCTCGATGACGGATTCCGCGAGCGGCTCTATGTCTTCCGTGCCGACTGGGCCGGCCACGGAAAGGGCGCCGGTCCGCGCCGAAACGAGCGCTTGGTCGAAGCTTGGACTGAGGACGGCGGGGCACACCATGCGTTTGCGATGTGGACGGGTGACGTCAAGGGAAGCGGCACGCTCGACTGCATGAGCCGCATTGTGAGGACCGGACACTGCTTCGAGGTCATCCCAGCATGAAGATCGAATCCATCCTCCGGTCCATCTCCCGTCGCGAGCCGCTGTCGTTCGAGGAGATCGGATTCCTCCTCGGCATGTCGAGGCAGAACGTGTTCAACGTCTACCTTCGCGCGCTGGCCAAGATGCGGAAGCGGATGAAGGCGATGGATGCTGAGGTTGAATGAGGCACTGTGCCTACTGCGAGGCCGAACTGGTCAGGCGTGAGCGTGAGCAAGAGCGCGACTGGATTCGGCGTCGGTTCTGTTCGCGACAGTGTGCCAGCATGGGCAACATCGAAGACTCGACCATGGGCGGACACTCACAGCGGGCCATGACCTACGCCGAGATCGCGACCGAACTCGGTCTCACGGTCAACCAAGTCCGCGGTGCCGAGTTCACGGCGCTGCGCAAACTGAAGCACAATTTGGCGCTACGGAAGCTGTGGGCGATTGTGAGGGCGGCGTGATCCCGCTCATCAACATCGGCAACTGCACCGACCGCGTACCCGGTGGTGCACAGACAACGTTTCGAATAAGGGAACAAGCGATGGCTGAAATGCACTACGAGATCAACATAGGCGGCGAGGCGATTCACTATGACATTGAGTCGAGTGCGGTGGCGAAGTCAGACACCTTCCGCATCGGCGACGTCATCGAAGACGACGCCGGCCGCTTCTGGGTCTGCGACGAGAAGATGGGTGTCACCGGCACGCCGTTCGCTGGGAGCTTGTGCCGGTTGAGGTATCGGGCGATCGACCAGGCGTTGGCCGGGTTGGCCGGAGCCGATCGCGCGTTCGTCTATTCGAAGGAAGCTGCCGGCGAATTTATGCAGTGGCTCGGGACCTTCGGTGACGGCGAGCACGTCATGTCCTGGGACGGCGTCACCCGGGGTGACATGGGCGAGCGCGGGTGGCTGGAGGCGATGACGAACGGAACGGCGTCCCCGGATTCGGCAAAGCGCTGGCTCGAAGAGCGGGCGGAAGAGCGAAGGTTGGACGAGGCCGCCGCGAAGGCCGGGATGGTGCGGAAGCCGAGCGACAGCAGCGGACTTTCTGCCTTCCGCGAAACAGAGACCGTCGAGCTCACTGCGCACTGCGGCCGCTGCGGCGACACCCTGAACGAACGCCACGACCCGACCAAGGTGGTGGACGGGCGAGCGTTGCATCGGAGCTGCGCAGGTGAGCTTGAGCGACTGAAGGCGCTGGAGCGGGAAGAGAGGCCGATGCTGCGCGGCGGCGTCGACCCGTATGCCGGCGACAAGGACAAGCGAGGAGCCAGCACCATGACCGGCATCACGCCCCACCAGGAGAAAGCCAACGCTGCGATGCGTGCCGAGAACCTGGCGCTGTTCGGGCACGTGCCGAAGAGGTTTACGGCGGATACGGTGCCAACCGCGAGGGAGGAAGTGGGGCATCCGTGGGAGTGTCAGGAGGATGAGCCGTGAGCCACCACAAGCGCCAGGTATCCAAGGAAGAGTTCGAGGAGTTTGTTAGATCGTACCCGCGAAGGCTCGATGTCGACGTCTACGCGATCGCCGACCCGCCATGGCGCAACTATCACGACTTCACCATCGGCAAGGGGTGGGACAGCCTCGTGGCCGGCGAGCTTCTCTGTCATGAGCCGGAACGCGGAGAGCACGGGCAGAGACCCAACGAGTACTTTGTGTTCGTGGAAACGGTGAAGCCATGAACCGCCGCGCCTTCCTCTCCCTGCCGGCCGCCGCCCTGGCGCCGTCGAAGAGCTACTCGTTCCTCTGGGACAACCCTTTCGCCGCGGGCGCGCTGACGGCGAGGCGCTGGAACCAAGTAGTTCTCGAGAAGCTCAAGCAATGGGAGCGCGAAGGCTTCCTGACACCACGCGAGCCCATCATCCGGTCTCGGATGGAGGGGAAGCGCATCATCACGGAGTTTGAGGTCTTCCCGCCGTTCTCGCCGGAGCTTCTGCCATTGCTGCGACAGGGGTCGCCGTGAAGAAGTTCAACCACGCCGCGCGCCGCTGGTGCGTGAAGCAAGCTCGCCGGCTCGGCATCGAGTGCACGACGGCGACGGTCGACATCGCCCGAGGCGCACGCGGTCAAGTCGTGCTCACGAACTACGGCAAAGAGGTCGGCGCGTTCTGTCTCGATCTGCTGGTCGAGCGCGACTCAGAGGGCGTGAAGCGAGAGCTGACGTGCTACGACTGCGGCGCGCTGCTGATCGGCGACGACATGATGCAGAGATGGTCGGATGTGCGGGAGACCAACGATGGGCGACACAGGGTGATCCGCGTCATGCTTTGCGAGGGGTGCGCGAAGAATATGCGAGAGAACGAAACGAGGAGAGACCAATGAAGAAGGACATCAATCTAGGCGACCGAGTGAAGGACATCGTGACCGGATTCACCGGCATCGCGGCGGGACGTTACGAGTACATGACCGGCTGCACGCAGTACGGCGTGGCTCCCGAGAAGCTCAAAGACGGCGCCGTTGCCGATTGGGCCACGTTCGACGAGAGTCGGCTCACCATCGTGAAGCGGTCGGCGGTGAAGCTGCGGAAGGCGCCGGAGATCGCGGACGGTGGGCCATCGCCGTTCGTGGGCATGGGGCCAAGGGCACGGTAGCCAGAGACGCGAAAGCCCTCAGCTCGCGCCAAGGGCCTCCGGAGACGATTGCCGCCGTCAACCCGGAGGTTAGCATGAACTCAGCGAAAAGCACCACCGAGCCGGCCTTGGTGGTCGTGGATCGGATCCCGTCGATAGAAGAGAGTCTGCTGGAGTGGTACTTCGGCCCAGCTCAGGCGCTGTTCGAGCGCTCGACCTGCGGAGCCATGTTGGAGCGGCTAGACGCCGACCGCATGGTCTCAACCGAGTGCAAGGCATGTGGCGGCAAAGGCATCCTGGACGAAACCGACATCACGCCGGCAAACCAGCGATGCGTCCCATGCGATGGCCCGCGGTGCGACGAACCGCACCAGCAGCGTCCAGCCTGCCAGTGGTGCTGGATGGGCAGCGGCGAGGTCAAGGAAGGTTGCTGGTGCCGTCGCTGCCGCGGGACGGGCTGGACGGCGGTGGCCAAGGGGCGCAACAGCTCGAAGATCACGGTGCGCCCGAAGTCGACAAGCGGCGCCGGCTTCGAGGTGGACGACATCGCGCTCAGGAAGTACGCGAAGATCAGTCGCAGGGTGAACGAACTATACGAGAACGACCGTGAAAACCTGAATATTCTCGCGGCCTACTATGGCTTCGCGGGGCTCAGATTCGGCAGGGATCCGAACAACCGACGTGGCCGCATCGTGGCCGTGTACGCGCTCACTCCGAGTGGACAGAAGCTGGTGAAGCGTGGCCAGAAGTTCGGCCTCGACAACGGCGAGACGCTCATGGCCTACCAGATCGTCGAGAACGAGATCGAGGCCAACAAGCTATCGCCGGACCGCAACCGGTCGGCGCTCATCGATGCTGCCGACGAGCAGGCAAGGAAGCTGATCAAGCGAGCGGCCATTGCGTGGAACCTGACGCGACCGATCCGGAGGGCGCAATGAGGCGCGGCAAAGTCGACTCCAAGCCGCGCCCAAGGCTGACCGTTGCCGAGGTCGCCGACGCGCTCGGGTGGCGTGTCGAGCGCACTCGACGACTGCTGCTCAGGCACGGCGCCTGCTTCCAAGATGGCCGGTACTGGTACACGACTCGTGACCTGCTCCGAGCTCATTTCGGCGACGTCATCGTGCACCTCGACGAGGCGGTCTAGCGCACACATGCCCACCGATTTCGCACGCAACGAAACGCACCGGCAAGCAACGGCAAGCTTGCTGGGTCGCGTATCTCATAGGCGCGCGCAACCTGACGTTGCCAACCACGGAGAGCACAAGCATGCCTGATTGGACCTGCTCCTCCTGCGGCGACGTCGCAACCCGCGCCTGCCCAGCCTGCTTCACCACGCTGTGCCCGGCCTGCGCCAAGCTCGACAGCCACGACATCCCGGCCGGCAAACACGTTGGCCAGCGATGCCTAGGGTACGCCGAGCTCGACCGGTCGACGGAAGCGCGGCTGATGTTCGAGGCCAGGCTGGCGACCAAGGTGGCCAAGCCCTGGGACCTGAAAGGGTTCGTCAAGGTCGAGCGCCGGTCGAGCCACAAAGCAGCGTGACACCCCGCCGCATCACCATCGACGTCTCCACCTGGCGACAACAGGCCAAGCGCCTCAGAAAGGGCCGGCCACAACGGCAGAGACGTCCCCGGCCCGCAGAGGAACGAGGCCAGGGCTTGAGCGCGACGATTGGCGAGCGGGTGGTGGATAAGTCACTCGCGGAGATTGAGGACTGAATGCCCGGCGGAAGGCCCAGCAAGTTCACGCCCGAACTGGCGAGCGAACTGTGTAAGCTGCTCGCCGAGGGCAAGCCGATCAAGCCGTCTTGCGAGATGGTGGGCATCGACGACACGACGTTCCGCAAGTGGCGGGCGGATGCGAAGAACGGGGACGCCGACAAGGCTGAGTTCTTCGCGCAAGTCGCCCGCGCGAGGGCCGAGGGCGAGTTGTTGCTGTGGGGCATCGCCTCCAGCGGCGACGGCCCCGGCACTTCGAACGGCCCCGCCAAGTGCGCGCAGTGGCTCCTGGAGCGCACCTTCGGCAGCCGATACGCGGCCCGCCTGAACGTGAAGCTGGAAGAGGGCCTGGAGGTTCTGCTCGCCGATGTCGAGCGGGTTTGTGGCTCAAAAGATTGCGGCTGCTTCGAAGCGATCCTCGCCGCGCTCACTGCTCGCCAAGATGGCGACGGAACGGTTGGAAGCGATCCGGGCGACGAGGCAGACCGGGCCATCCATTGACGACTTCGAGGCCTTCTGTGGTCTCGTCGACATCGTCCCCAAGGGCGGCGGGCGCTGCAAGCTGGTCTGGAACGAGATTCAACGTCGCTACTGCGCCAACCGCACGCAGCGTGACGTCTCGCTGAAGGCGAGGCAGGCGGGGTTCACGACGCTCGAGCAGGCGCGCGATGTCTGGCACTTCCTGACCGTGCCGGGTGCCCGAGTCGTCGTCACCTGCCAGTCCATCACCGACCGTTCGCCAGTCCGGCTGCTCTCGGCCAACTACCGGCTGATGTTCGAGTCGCTGCAGGCGGCTGGCGTTCCGATCAAGTTTCGGACTGAGAGCATCAGCGAGTGGGTGCTCGACGACCGCGACGCAAGCCTGCGCATCATCGAGGCGGGCGCCAGCGAGGCCGCGGCGCAGAAGAAGGGCCGCGCTGGGACGATTACGCGGCTCCATCTCACTGAGACGGCCTTCTACGAATACGCCGAAGAGACGCTAAACGCGCTTCTCGAGTGCGTCCCAGGCATCGAGTACGGCTCCGAGATCATCAGCGAGTCGACGCCGAACGGCGCCCAGGGCGTCTTCTATCGGCAGTGCAAGTCGGCCGAGGCAGGAGAGAGCGGCTACAAGCTGCACTTCTTCCCCTGGTTCCTGATCTCCGAGTATTCGGCGCCGCTGGAGCGCGGGGAACGCATCGAGCCGCGCGACGAACTCGAGGAAAGGCTTCTAGCTGCCGGCTGCAAACCCGAGCAGCTCAAGTGGTACCGGCGCAAGGTGGCAGAAAAGGGCGCCGACAAGACCGCGCAAGAGTACCCAAGCGATCCCGAGACATGCTTTCTCGTGTCGGGGCGCGGGTTCTTCGATGAGCCCACGACGGCGCGACTTCTGGCCGACGCCCCGAGTGGCCCGCTTGAGAGCCGCGACCGGCACCGAATCCGCATCTACCGCAAGCCTCAGCCAAACGTTGTCTACCTGCTTTCGGTGGACACCTCCGAGGGCGGCGGTGGCGACCCAAGCGGCGCGATGATGTGGGACCGGCGGACCGGCGAACACGTCGCGACGATCGACGGCCAGTTTCAACCGTGGGAACTCGCCAAGTGCTCGGCCAAGCTCGGTCGCGAGTACAACGAGGCGGAGATCGCCGTCGAGCGCAACAACCACGGGCACGCCGTGCTGCAGGCGCTTGATCGCGAAGAGCAGTACCGGAACATCTACCGTCACGAAGACGAGAAGCCGGGCTGGCCAACGAACACGTTGACCCGGCCGCAGATGCTCGACGGCCTCGAGGACGCGCACCGCCGAGGGCTGTTCACAACGCCTGATCGCGCCGTGCTCTCGCAGCTCCGCACGTTCGTGACCAAGAACGGCAAGCCCCAGGCGGCGAACGGCGAGCACGACGAACTCGTGATTGCGGCGGCGATTGGGTGGGCAGTTCGGCGGCTAGCTCCCGTCCGCATGCCACCCCGCCAACCCCGCGCACCCACCTCTCGCTGGCATGGCGCGGCCGGCCGCGGCTTCGGCTGATTCAACACCATGGCTCTCAACGGCAACCAGGGAACGCTGCTCATCGGCGATCACGCGACGAAGGTACTGTCGCAGCGCTTCGCCGGCATGTTCCTCACCGAGTCCGACGTTCGGTCGCTCCCGGTCGAGAGTCGCTCACACGGAACTGTCGCGCTCGTCCTCGAGACCGGCGCGCTCCTCTACTTCGACGCCAACGGCGGATCTGAAGGGCTGGCCCCCGACGCGGGCGCCGGCTCCTGGAAGGACGCGAAGACTGCAATGAAACTCTACGGTCGCTCCATGACCTTCGCCGCGGCGGACCTCGCTGACGCCGACGGCTTCGTCGAATCGCTGGCCACGGTCACGGACCCGGTCACGCTCGAGGGAGAGGATCTCGACGGCGCGCTCGTGGATGACGAGATCGGCATGCCGCCGAAGCCGAACATCGCGTTCTGGCCTTCGGTGACCGCCGACTCCAGCGCTGGCGCCTTCACGCCGGACGTGGACATCGAGTTCCACGGCACCTACGCGGGCGTCGCAGTAACGCGCGTTGCTCAGCTCACCAGCGCCGACGGCGACGAGACGATCATTGCCGACGGCCCGCTCGAGACGCTGACCAGCATCGACATCCCGGCCATGGCCGACACGGACGGCGCCCTCACCTTCGGGTTCAGTGGCATCGGGCCGAAGAAGGACTCGCTCGGCAACGAGCTCTCCTGGGTCGTGGTCAGCGGCGCCGCTGCCGCCGACACCGGGACGACCATCACGGTCGCCTACCGCAATGGCGAACAGGACACCGTTCCGTTCCTGGCCGGCACCACGCTGCAGGCCAAGCCGGTCCGCATCCTGTCCGCGACCGACCCGATCACGATCTACGAGTGAGCGTGATGCGTGGGAGTCTTCGCTTGGCTGAAGGCCGCGCTGTCGCCGGCAAAGCTCACGACTGCCCAGCCGGTGGTCAGGGAGCGCCCGCTCTACGAGCAGTTCACCCGCATCGGTGGCTCGCTACGGCCCGACCAAGTTAGCTGGATCGTTCGCTGCGCCGACGCTGGCTACCCGGCGAGCCTCATCGATCTCGGCAACGAGTCGAGGCAGAAGGACGGCCACCTCCAGGGCATTCTGAGCGCTCGCGAGACCGCCGTCGCCGCCTGCCCGATCGACTTCGTTCTGCCTGAGCCCAAGGGTCGCCCCAAGGGCAAGCGCCGAGGCCGCAAGGACCAGCGCGCGATCGACCTGTGCCGCCGAGTCGTCGATGAGTTCGACAACTGGCCGACGCTGGTTGAACACCTCACGGGCGCATTCTTTCCCGGGCACGCAACGGCGGAGACGCCCTGGCGCAAGACCAAGGACGGTCTCCTTCTGCCCTACAAGGCAGAGCCGATCTACCCGCGACACTTCGTCTTCTCTGCCTCGAACGGGGCGCTGCGGTACCAGCCGCAAGAGGGCATCGAAGTCGATCTGCTGGCCGAGAACCCGGGCCGAATCGTTCAGATCCAGCGCCGCATTGTCGGTGACGTCCCTTGTCGCGAAGGGCTCATTCGGCTGCTCACCTGGGCGGCGCTGTTCCGCAACTGGACGCTGACCGACTGGATCGCCCTGGGTGAGACCGGTTGGAAGCCCTGGCGGATTGGCCAGTACCAGAAGTCGGCGAGTGACGAAGACATCGAGGTTCTTGAGCAGGCGCTTGAGGAGATCGGGTCAACCGGCGTCGCAGTGTTGCCGGAGACCACCGAGCTCAAGGTCGAGTGGCCGAGTGGCATGGCGCCGGGCACGGGCGGCTCCGGAACACACCGTGAGCTGTTCGAGTGCATCGGCCGCGAGATGAGCAAGGCCGTTCTGGGCACGACCACCAGCGTCGAGTCCGGCCCCAACGGCACACGCAGCGACACGACAACTCGCGACGGGCTGCGCCTCGAGAAGCGTGAGCAAGACGCGGTCGCGGTCGCGGCGGCGCTCAAGGCTCACCTGTTCTCGTGGGTGGTGAAGGTCAATCTCGGAGACGACGTACTCGTTCCGACGCCCTGGTTCCAGACCGACGAATCGATCGACCAGCACCAGTTCGCGCAAGCCGTCGACAAGCTCGCATCGTGGATGCCAATCCCCGCCAAGTGGGTGCGCGACGAGGTCGGGATGCCCGAACCGAGAGAGGGCGAGGAAGTCCTCCGCAAGGCTCCTGACGGCGCTGGCGAGAACGGTAAGCCCGATGGCGCTGAAGAAGATGATGGCTCCGAGGACCAAGAGTCCGGAGACGACGAGTCAGACGGCGAATCCGAAGACTGACGACGACTCCGAGGCCAGGAAAGCATGGGAATCGAAAACACCGGCGGTGAGCCCGCTTGGGATGGCGTCCTACGCCGGGAGATCGATGTCGAGTTTCGAGTGCTCGACGACGCTACGCGCACCTTCGAGGTCGTAGCCTCGACGGAAGCGCTCGACTCGCACGGCGACGTCGTCAAGGCGTTCTGGGATCTGTCGCGCTTCGAGAAGAACGGCGCGATCCTCTGGAATCACAATCTCGCCCTCTACACTGGGTGCAGCGCCGAAGATACGCTGCTGATCGGGACTGGCGTCGCGAAGCTCGTCGGCAAGAAGCTGATGGCGACGATCCGTCTCGTCGTTGGCACTGCCACGGAAGAGCCGCTGATCGACAAGATCTGGCGCCGCGTCCAGCAGGGCATTCAGAAGGCGGTCAGCGTTGGATTCCGTCCGGGACAAGTGACTCGGATCGTCAACGCTGCCGGCGACACCGACTACTACGAGCTCGGCAGCAAAGATCGCCCGAACGAGCTGCGCGAAATCAGCCTCGTTCCGATGGGCAGCAATCCCGAAGCTGTCGCCAAGTCGATCGCGTTCGAGCGCAGGCACCTCGAAGCGCTCGTCATCAACACCGACTCCGGCCGCCCCGCGGCCAGCAAAACCGCGGAAAGCGGAAAGGACACCAAACCAATGGACGAAGAGCTGAAGAAGGCCCTCGAGGCCCGTGCTCTCGCCGAAAAGGCGCTCGCCGACGAGAAGGCCGCTCGCGAGAAGGCAGACAAAGAGACTGGCGAACAGCGCGCCCGTGCCGAGAAGGCGGAGCGTGATCTCGCTGCCGAGAAGACGGTCAACAGCAAGCTGGCGACCGATCTCGAGGTTGCCAACAAGGGACTCGCGGACGCCAACGCCGAGGTCGCCAAGGCGGCTCTCGATGCTCTCCAGGGCGTGAAGTTCGCGCCCGCCGAACGCGAGGAGCTCGATGCGCTCGTGACCAGCGTCGGCCTCAAGCGCGTCAAGTCGCTGCTCGAGAAGCGCAGTGACCTCACGCTGACCCAGCCCGTCACCGACGGACAGGGGAAGCCTCTCAACAAGGGCGAACCGCCCCCGGCGCCTGCGCCGTCTGCGGACCCGAGCGCTGAACTCGTTTCACTGGCCAACAAGGCCATCAACTGAAGGTGACCAACGATGGCTGCTGTAGCAGATCGTGATCTGAGTCGTGCGCTCATGGTGACGCGCACCGTGGAGACGGGACAGACCGTCGCCAAGTACCGAGTCGTCAAGGACGGCAACGCCGACCATGAGTGCCAGCACGCCGCTGCTGGCGAGCTCGGCTTCGGCGTGGTCGTCTCGATTGGCGACAACACCGACGTTACCGCTGGCGCCGCTGGCGATCGCGTGACCGTCGCGCTGCTGGCGGGTGCCTGCATCATCCCCGTGCTCGTCGGCACCGGTGGCGCGACTCGCGGCGTGCTCCAACAGGTCGTCTCGGACGGCGTGACGGACGTGACCCCGAACGGCGCCCCGAGCTCCGGCGTGCTCGTCGGTGCGGTCGGCATCGCAACTCAAACCGGTGTCGCTGGCGACATCATCGGGCTGATCCCGGCCCCGAGCTTCGTGCTCGAGGAGTGACCTGAACCATGAACACGGCAACTGAAATGCGACAGATCGCTCCCAAGAACGAAGTCGCCAACCCGCGCACTCAGAAGGCGCTCGACTTCCAGCGCTGGGCCGATGAGGTCCGCAACCTGCTCGACGGCAGGACGCCGGAAGACCAGAAGAAGGTCGCCGCCGCGAACGATGCCTTCCTCCGTGGGCTCGCGGCTCCGCGTTATTCCCCGGTGGATGGCACGATCAAGGCCGTGACGCCCACCGCGGTGCACGTCGACTCGCTGCTTGCTGGCTTCAGCAAGATGTACGCGAACGACGAGTACATCGGTGAGCGCCTCATGCCGGTCGTGCCGGTGGCGAAGCGCTCGGACAAGTACAGCGTCTATCCGAAGCGGGAGCGGTTCGCTGCTCCCGACGATCGGATCGGCCACCGCGCGAGCCCCAACGAGATCGAGTCCACCCGCTCGACGGACAACTACTCGGTCGAGGACTTCGGGTTCAAGAACTTCCTGGACCTGGAGACCGCGGTCAACGAGGACGCGCCACTGACGGAGATGGTCGACCTCGTCGAGTCCATCAACGAGCTCATGGCGCTCAAGCGCGAGGCTCGCATCGCAAGCATCGTGGTGACGTCGGGTAACTACGACGGCAACACGGGCGCGATCACCAGCACGAACTGGAATGACTCGACCGGTGGCACGATCATCGGCGACATCCAGAACGCGGTGAGTTCGCTCTACGCGGGACAGACCCCGACCAAGATCGTGGGCGTGTGCCCGATCGGCGTCTGGAACTCCGGCATCTTCAACAACCCTGCGCTGGCCGAGCGCTTCAAGTACACGGCTGGCGGGGCGACGCTGCCTCAGCAAGTGGCGACGTTCTTCGGGCTGGACGAGCTCTACATCTGCAAGGCTCGCCACCAGACCGCGAACGAGGGCCAGACGGCGGCGTACGCGCGGATGTGGTCGACGGACGTGTTCGCGGTGCTCCGCGTGGCTCAGCGCCCGACGCGGCGTTCGCTGCACTTCGGCTCGACCTTCCGGATGAACGGCGACCCGTTCACCTCGCAGTGGTCGGACCCGGGCGTGGGCAAGCGCGGCGGCATCTGGGCCCGCGTGTCGGTCAGCGAAGACCACAAGGTCGTTGCTGGTGACGCGGGCTTTTTGCTGACCGGTCTGCTGACTTGAACTCCCCATGAGTCGAGCAAGCAGAAGGGCGCAGCGGGAGGCCGAGGCGAGAGCCAACGTCGAACCGTCTGCGCCCGAAGCTTCCCCGCTGGCCGTCCACGACGAGACGCAGCTCAGCGAGCCAGAGGCGCTCCCGGAGCCTACGCCGGCCGAGGAAGCGCCAACCGAAGGGCCCCCGGCCGAGGCCGTCGAGGCGGCGGAAACGCAGCCAGCGGCCGAGCCTGAGCCGCCCCAGCCCGTGGCGCCCTTCACGTTCACCGACGAGGGCCGACCCTTCGATGCCTTGCCGGAGCCGAGCGGCGTGCGCTGCGAGGCGCTCGTCAACGTGCTCTGGCGCGGCATGACCGCCGGCCCCGGTACCGTCATCGTCGTTGACAGCAAGGACGTCGAGCGACTCGAGCGCAAGCAACTCGTCAAGCGTCTCTGACCCATGGCCGACCTGATCACCATCGAGCAGCTCGAGGCGAGACTGTCGGCCACTGGTGTAACGCGGCTCTACGACGACGACAATGACGGCGAGGCTGACGATGAGCCGATCGCGCAGCTCTGCCGCGATGCGTCCTCGAAGGTGCGTGGCAAGCTGGGCCCAGTCTACGACCCCGACAATATCACTGCCGACGCGGCCGATGAGGTCGTGCGCGTGGCGCTGGACCAGGCGTTCGCCATGGCCGTCCAGCGCTTCCCCGAGGTCATGAAGTTCCACGACTGGGAGAAGCTCATGGCCCAGGCCGACAAGGACCTGAAGGAGCTTCGCAACGGCATGGCCAACCTCGGCGTGAACACCCCACCGGAGCCTGCCGCGAACCAAGGCGGCCGGGTCACATCCGGCAACCCGAACCGACCGACCCCGAGAAAGCGCTTCAGCGACAACTGGGGCGACTTCTGATGTCCTCCCTCACCTGCTCCGTCTCCACCGAGGAGATCAAGCCGCTCATCGTCGGCACGCGACGGCTGATGGCCTCAGGTACGGCTCGAGCAGTGCGCGTGGCTCTCGACGAGGGAGCCGATTACGCGCGCAAGAACCATCAGCATCAGCGCCGCACGGGGCAGCTTACGTCGAAAGAGAACCTCTACGGCGAGATGAAGGGCGCCAACGACGACGGCGCTTGGGGCTACCTGACCAACATCACGCCCTGGGTTCGAGTCATCGAATTCGGCAGCAAGGCGCACGACATCTGGCCCAAGGCTGGCCACGGCATGATCGGCCCGCTGCGCAACAGCCAGACGCGCCGAGCCAGCGGTCGAGGCCCTCACGAGCACATCGTTGGACGCGGGCTCGCTCTGCGCTTCCGTGTCGGTGGTCGAATCGTTTTTGCCAAGCGCGTCCGCCATCCAGGGACGCAGCCTCTTGCGTTCATGTATCCAGCGGCGGACTACGCCGGCACCGTGATTGCGCGCGAGACCGAGAACGTCACGTTCGTTCGTGTCGCGAAGCTCTGGGAGTAGCCCATGCCACACCGCTCTGGCGCGCTAACTCTCCCGGCGCCGGTGCCCGAGGAAGGCGAGTCGCTCGGCGATCCGGCGATCGACATCCTCGCCGCGTACTTCAGCGCGGTGCTCACGGCGTGGCTAGGTGATGCTTGGATCGCCGTCGCTCCCGGCGAGCCCGTCGTGCGCACCGTCTACAAGCACGACCCGGAAGAGATCGACTTCCGGTCCAACGATCTGCCGCTCCTGTGCCTCTGGCGCGAGGGCGACACGAGCCCAAAGAATCTCGCGGACGGCTACCAGGAGATGGAGTCGACGCTGAATGTGCTGTGGGTGCCGCCGCCGGCGCCACAGACCAAGAGCAGTCGGCGCCACTCGTTCCTTTCGGCCTTTTCGAAGGCTATCGCGCTCGCGGTCAAGCACGAGCGCGACCCGTCCTACGTGCGCGCTAGCGACCCTTCGAGTGCCGAGGCTGCCTACTTCGGCTCCGACGTCCAGGCGCTCGCCGACATCGATTGGTGGCGCCTGCAGCGCGTTACCCGCGTGCCAGTGGACGTCGGCGACGGCTCGCGCAGCTACCCCGCGTATCTGGCGACGCTCCTGATCGGTGAGACGACCGAGACCGACCCGGCGGCGTGGAACGAGGCCGAGCCGACGGTCATCGACGCCAACATGACTACCGGCGGCGACTCGCCGCTGACGACTCAGAGGATCCTGCTCCCGCCTGACGCGGATGAGCCCTGAGCTGGAGAAAGCAGTTTGGACAGCAGTTTGGACATTCTTCGCGTCTACCCGAACCCGTGGTCAGCACGGGACAAGCAAGGTGTGCCCTGCGGCGTCTGCCCGCGTGACCCCGAGTCCGATGGTGGCTCGCCGGGGCAGTTCGTCGGCGCGCGCGTCGACAGGAAGCGCACTCACCTCCTCCAGGAGCTGAAGAAGGGCGACGATCTTCGCTCGCCCATCCAGCGGACTTTCTACGAGTTCATGGGCATCGCCAGCGATGACCCGGAGCTCGCCACCAAGCTGTTTTCCGCGGCCCCGATCGAGGTTCCGCGAACCAAATACTACCGGGCCCGACTGCGCGATCGGTCGCTGATCCCCGCCGACGCCGAGACCGCGAAGGCCGGCAAGCTGCGGTTCATCCCGATCGCTGATCGGCTGAAGTGCGCCGCGGCGCCTCAAGCGGTCGAGCAATCGCCCGAGCCGGTGGCGGCGCCTGAGACTGCCACTCAGCCGGACCCGCCGCCCGAACGCTCGAAGAGCAAGTCCAAGTTCACCACCGAGAGGGCTGACCAGTGATCATCATCGTTGGCTTCACCGAAGACGACAAAGTTCCTGGCACCGTTGCGGTCAACACGTGGGGCGCTGGCCGGCAGTCCATCGGCGCCATCCCGCTGATCCTGACGCTCTACGGCAACAAGACCTCCGGCGGCAGCGCGACGCTCGATGAGCGCGTGGCCTGCACCAGCGTCGAAGAGGCCGACGCGCTCTGCGGGGCGCGCTCCGAGCTCGGGCGCATGGCTCACGCCGCGCTCGACATCCCGGGCGTTGCGCTGATGCTCGTGCCGGTCGAAGAGGCTGCGGGCGCCACGGCCGCGCAGTTCACGATCGCCATCGGCGGCTCGTGGTCGACCAGCGGCGAGATCCTGGTCCAGCTCGACGAGGTGATCATCCGCGTTCCGGTGGCCGCCAGCCACACGGCGACGACCTTCGGCGATGCGCTCGAGGACGCGGTCAACGCCGCCCAGGACGGGCGCCTGTTCTGCTCGGCGCTGAACTCGGCCGGCACCGTGGTGATGACCGTGGCGAGCGCGGGCGTGCGCGGAAACCAGCACATCGGCTTCCTGGACGCCTCGAACAAGCCGAGTGGCATGACGATCTCGATCACCCGCAACACCGCGGTCACGCGGAGCGGCGGCACCAGCGGGCCCGCCATCACCGTTTCTGGCAGCGACGAGACGACCACTCAGTTCGTGATCACGATCACGACCGGCGGCGCCAACGGCACGGCCGAGTTCTCGATCACCGGCAACGGAGAGAGCATCGCCACTGGCGTCACCGTGCCTACCACGCCGTTCACGTACGCCGTGCCCGGGACGACCGACACCGTGGTCACGTTTGGCAATGGCACCCACGTACTGAACGAAGCTCACACGTGGTCGACCGCCGGCAACAACGAGAACGGCGGCGTGTTCTTCTTCCTCGGCGCCGGCACTGACGACATCGAGGACGCGCTGGACGCGACCGACACCGTCACCAACGACTACGTCGCGGCGGCGCACAACGACTCGGTGAACGTGGGCAAGATCGAGACTCACGTGAACGCCAAGGCGGCCTTCGACGTGGGCCGACTCGAGAACTACGTGGTGGCGAGCAACGGCTCGATGACCGCGGCGATCGCGCTCGGTCAGGCCGCGATGAACGACCGCCTTGGGTCCTGCATCTGGGACCAGTACGGCGTCGAGCACCCGAGCCGTACGGCGGCACGCGCGGCTGCACTCTTCAGCGTCACCGAGGGCGCTCAGCCCAACACGAACTACGACGACATGCCGCTGCCGGGCGCGGCTCCGCACTACCGTGACGCGGATGTGCCGAGTCGGCCGACGCTCAAGGCGGCGCTCAACAACAGCCTGACGCCGCTCGTCACGGTCAACGGCGTGAAGCAAATCGTGCGCGCCATCTGCTCGCGGTCGCTGAACGGCAGCGTGCCGGACTACCGCACCTACGACCGCGCCGACGTCATCGTGCCGATCCGCATCCGCAAGGAGCTCGTGGTCATCGGCAACCAGATGCGCGCCGAGAACCCCTACGCCGGGCCCGACGTTGGCGAGGGGCTTCCGCCAATCGGCACGTTCACGCCGATGCTCTGGAACGCCAAGGTCCAGGCGAATCTCGAGCTCTGGGCGTCGCCCCAGTTCAACTGGATCACCGACGTGGCCAGCAACCTGCCCGAGAGCGAGTGGAACAGCAACGCCAAGCGCGTGATGAGCGTCGTGCCCGTCGTCGCGAAGCCGCAGAACCATCAACTCGGGGTCGAAGTCCGGCAAGTGGCCGCCTGAGCCGCGAGTAGGGCCCGAGCAACGACCAACGACTAGTGCCGCTCGCCGCTGGCGAGGGCGGAGACGTGTATGGCGAATCCGAGAATCAAGGGCTTCAGCCTCTACTACAAGAGCAAGCGATGGGCGACGTTGCAGAACGCGACGTACACCATCAAGTCCGGTGACACGCAGGAGCTCGCCGATGGCGGCGCGTTCAACACCGATGGCATCGTGACCATCGAGATCAGTTGCGACACGATCGTGCCCCTGAGCGGCACGGGTGTGAGCGTCGTGCTCGATGCGATCTCGCACAACGACGTGCAGATCACGGTCGGCATCGTGGACGGCAAGATTCACGAGCTCGAGGACTGTCGCAACACCGAGTGCACGTTCACGAGCGAGACTACGACCGGTAAACTCACCGGCAAGTTCACGTGGCACGGATCGCTGCCGAGAATTTCGGGCTGAAGACGAACTAGCAAGTGACGCGGCGGGGAGCCGCGACAGACCTCGAGGACGAATCGGGGGCAGTCACTTACGGAAGGTAGAGCCGTAAGTTGAAGCTGAGAGAGCTTGCCAAGGGTACGCGCGCGGTGAAAGCCGTGCCGTTCCGACTGGCCAATGCCCCCGAGCCACCGCCTGAGGAAGGCCAAGATCCGCACGTCCACATGGTGGGTGTGCGGGTGATGACCGGCGACGAGATCGCCGCGGCCTACGAGAAAGCTCAGACCGACGTCGCCAAGCGCGGCGTCGCCCAATGGCTCGACACGCACCCTCTGTGTCGACTGTACCTGATGGCCCACACGCTGGCCGTCGCGTGCGTCGACAACGAGGCGCGTGACGAGCCTTTTTTCGTTTCCGCGCAGCAGGTGATGTCGAGCCCCGAGGTCGGCGGCGATAACATCGCCTACCTGTTCGAGCAGCAGCAGGCGTGGCAAGCGGAGAGCGCGCTCGACGCCAAGGGCAAGACACCCGAGGAGGTGATCGGGCTCCTGGCGATGGAGGCGGCGCGCACCGAGAACGCCGAGAGCCCTTTCGACCGTATGCCGCGCGCTACGCTCGTGAGCTGTTTGCGTTCTTCGGCACGCCTGCTCACGACCTTACTGATGGGCAACTCGGATACTGGCTCCTCCGACGACTCGAATTCGAGCGAGACGCCGAAGAACAGCGAAAGCGAAAGTAGCGGTGGCTAACTTCGCGCAGCTCACCTCCGAGCCGCGAGCCCCGGGCAAGACCATCCTGCTCGAGCCGTGGGTCTTCGCCGACGAGTGGGCGAGCAGGCCCAAAGAAACGATCTGCGTCGGGCTCCGCCTGGTCTCCGAGGCGGACAAGAACAAGGCTCGAGCCGAGGCTGAGAAGATCGCCAGCGAGTACCACCCGAACGGCGGCGACCCATGGGTTGAGGCCTACGAGGGCGCGCTGATTCGCCAGGTGGTGGCGCACGGAATCTGCGACCCGAACGACGTCAGTAAACCCTGTCATCTGCTGCGCTACGCCGAGGAAGAGGTGCGGATCGCGCTCTCCACGCCGGGCGCCGAGCACGTCTTCGAGCAGCACCGGCGCTACGAGGTCGAGACGAGCGCGATCGAGCCGCTGGCTGACAACGACGACGCCGCAGAACTTGCCGCGCTGCTCACCAGCACGGACATCGAGAAGGCGTCGGCTGGGCTCCGGCGCAGCATTCACAACGTGCTAACGAGACTCGCGGCGCTCAGCGGCTGACGCTCTTGCGCATGCGGTCGATGATGCGGCCGACGAACTCGCCGTGGTCATCGTCGGGCAGCATGACGGGAGCGGTCGGGGCGTCGTCGTAGATGGCAGCAAGCCCGAAGTCATCGACCTGATAGCCGCGCGCTCTGGCGCTGGCCACGAGATCCAGGAACAGTCCACGGGTCGCGTCGAGGCACTCATGGGCGAACAGCTCCTGCCTGTGCATGCGGTCGAGTTCACGCCGGGCGCCGTCAATCTGGCCCGCGTACCAGCCGACCCGCTCCGCCGAGACCTCTACTAGTTCCGCATCGTCGAAGCACTCGCGAGCCTCGGCAAGGCGCCGCCTCCAGACCAGTAGCTCGACGTCGAGCAGCTCAATGGCCTCGCGCAGCTCACGCCCACGAGCTCGAGCCTGCCTCCAGTCGTCGGCGTGAACCCGAAGTTTGCGACCGAGTTCGTCGCGCGTCCGCCGAGTGTCCGAGGGCTCTGACCCAGGGCCGAACAGGGCGCGCAGGAACTCGCGAATCACCCGCTGACCGTAACCCCGCGATCAGACCGCCGCAATGGCTGACAGAAGTATCAGAATCCGCGTGGGCGCCACGGTCGACCAGGGAGAGGTCAACCGCGCCTTTTCTACAGCGGAGAAGCGCGCCCAAAAAGCGCACCAGACCATGCAGCGGGAGCAGCGAAAGGCTGCCGCTGCGGCGGAGAAAGACGCTCAGCGCAAGGTCCGCGCCGAAGAGAAGGCTGCTCGGCAGATCCAGGCCGCAGCCGCCCGCGTGGCCCGCGCTCAACTCCGGGAGCAGCAGAAGCTCGTGGCCGCCTCGGAGGCTCTCCAGCGCCAGCGTTCGGCCGGGCTCATGGCAATGTACCGCGCCGAGGAGCGCGCTGCGGCCCGCAAGGAAGCGGCGATCCGGCGCGAGCTCGAGAAGACCGCAAGGGCGGCAAAGCGAGCTGAGGAGCGGGAGCGCAAGCGCCAAGAAGGCATTCAGACGAAGCGCGGCGAGTCCTTCGCCCGGCGCACATCGCACCGCGCGACCCGGTTCCTCATGCCCGACGCGCCAATCGGATCGATGGCAATGCGCGGGCTCGGGGAAGCCGTCCGCGGCGCGGGCGTCGACCTTTCGATCGGCGGCGGCGTTCAGCGTTCGGTCGAGCTCCAGTCGGCGGCGACTCAGCTCGCCAACCAAGAGCGAATCGCCACGGGCAAGACTCGCGGCGCCGGGCACTACGCCCAGCTCGGCCGTCGAGTAGGCGATCAGACTTTCTCCGACCCCGGTGGCGCAGTCGAACTCGCCGCGCGCTTCGCGGCCACGACCGGCACCTACGACAACCTCGAAGAAATCACGCCGCAGCTCGCCTCACTCGCGCGGGCATCGGGAGCGAAGTTCGATGAGGTCGGGCGAGCTGCCGGCATGGTCTTCCAGCAGATGCGCGACCAGCCCGACGCGATCCAAAAGACGATCGACGTGATGCGCACCATCATCGGTCAGTCGGCGGAAGGCGCCGTCGACATGCCCGACTATGCCTCGCAGCTAGGCCGCGTGGCTGCTGGCGCCTTTAAGTTCGACGGCGATCGATCTCGGAACGTTGCGGCACTGTCGGCGCTCACACAGATCGCGATGGAGCGCGGCGCAACGAGTGCTGCTGACGCTGCACGATCCACGAGTTCGTTCGTGTCTACCCTCGGTAAGAGAGCACGACTCGATCAGTTCGAAGCCGCCGGAGTTCGCGTCTATACATCCGACACCATCAGCGATGGGACCGCCGTTGGCGCAGACGGAAAGCGCATTGCCAAGGGCCAGGTAGCACCCGGCAAACTGCGCACTCAGCTTCGGCCACTCGAAGACATCATCAAAGACAGCTTTCGCGCGACCAACGGCGACATCCCCATGCTCGGCCGCATGTACATGGACGTCCTGGGCAGGAAGGGCGTCGAGTCGCTGGGTTCCGCGTACCAAGCGGCAGGCGGCGGCGAGGCCGGCATCGACGCGATCCAGGCGATCTTCGACCGCTACATGCGCGCGACGATCAGCAAGGACGTCGAGAAGCAGAACCTAAAAGACGTCTCAGACACGGTCGAGGCGCGGGCCCAGAAGTTCCAAAACGAGCTCGACAAGGTCACCGACAACATCATGTCGCGCTTCCTGCCGGCCATCGAGAAGGCAGGGCCGGCGATGCTTCGGTTTGCCGAGGTGATCGGTCGCATTGCGACCTGGGCCGTCGAGAACCCGAAGAGCGCGATCGCTGGCGCAATCAGCCTCTCGATCGCGCGCGCGGGCCTTGAGTCCACGCTCCGGGCCGGCATTGAACGGCTGCTGCTCGGCGCCAACAACGAACAGGCTGGCAAGCTCGGCAAGACGGTCGGCGCGATCGGTGCAGTCGGTACGGTGGCCGCGCTTGGCATCACGACGCTTCAGGTGATGTCGATCTACGCCGACGCTCTCTACACGCAGCGCGAGGAAGAGTTCAACAAGAGCCTCGACGCGAGCGCTGCAGCCGAGAAGGCCGCCAAGGCCGCGGCAAAGGCTGGCGGCGAAGGCGATCTTGAAGCCGAGAGGCGCGCGCTCCAGCTCGAGATTCAGCAACGCGGCAAGGCCATCACCGCCCGCGCGAACCAGATCTCGCCGATGCTGGACCCGAACGCCGGGCTCCTCGAGAAGCTCGCCGATCTGGTCGGCACCGGCGGCGCCGTCATGATGGGCGGCTGGGATGACATGGACGCCGCGAACAGGGGCGACGCGATGGCCATCGCCGAGGAGCGCAAGGCCCTGGCTGCCGCGGTCGTTCGCATGGCTGAGGTTCAGGCCGAACTGGCCTCGGCGATGACGGACGGCATCACCGTCAAGAACATGCCCGGCGGCAATCTCCCCGGCCGCGACTCACAGCAGTGAACCCGTGCCCGTCTTCGACAGCCTCCAACGAGCGAGCTTTTCCGGCATCGCGTTCCCGGTGCGCTCTGTCTCCGTGACGGGCCAGTACCGGCACCACACGCACGAGTACCTGCGCGTCCCTGGTGGCGTGAACGAGAAGCTCGAGCGCGGCCTGTACAAGATCGAAATGGACGCGCCGTTTCACGCGACGATCAAGGGCTACGGCGACCTCTGGCCGACGGCGCTGGCGAACATGCGGGCGCTGTACGAGGCCGGGGTTACTGCGGCCCTGACCATCCCGACGATCGGCACCATCCAGGCCTTTCAGACCGACTGGAACCAGATGGCGGACATGGGCAAGGTCCGGTCCGGAGAGACCGCCAAGCTCGTCTTCCTCGAAGATCAGACGCAAGTCCACCTCACGGCGGCACTCAGCAAGGTCGCCCAGAACTCGCTGCAGAGCGCCAACGACAACTTCACGGCCACGCGCGCCGACTTCGATGTGCCGGCTCCGGACGCGAGCATCTTCGATGAGATTCAAGAGCTCGGCAATGCGGTGCTCGGGTTCCAGGATCAGACGCAGCTAGCTGGTGGCCTGCTGTCGGCGAAGATCGCGCAGATACTGAACCTGCTGAACCAAGCAGATCGGCAGGCGGAGTCGCTCCAGGATCCTTCCAACTACGTGCTGCTGGACTCGCTACACGAGCTCTGGGACGCGGCGCTGACGATCGGCAAGAACCTTTCCGAGAAGCCTCGCGGAGCTCGACGCTACACGACGCCGCGCACGATGACCGTTAGTGAGATCGCTGTGGCGACACAGAAGCTCGGCGGCGACGACGACGCGGCGACCATCCTGCTCAACAACCCGGTCGAGGACGCCTTCGCTGTCCCTGCCGGGTTCCCGATCATCTACTTTCTGGCGGCGTGATCGGTGGCAGACCAAAGCGTCAACGCCGAGACCTTCCGCCTGGTCTTGAGCGGGGTGGAGTGCCCAATCGCCTCCAGCTACACGGTGCATTCCGGCATCCTCGAGGTGCCAACCGCGTTCGAGATGACCATCGGACACGCGGGCATGATCGCCGAGCTTGCCGATGCATTTCCGGCGTTCACGCCGTTCGAGCTGTTGGTCGGTGACACGGTTGTCGCGGTTGGCGAAACCGACGGTTACTCGCCGACTGGCACCAACGGCTCGGAGCTCACGATCCGCGGCCGCGACATGCTCAAGTGGCTTGTCGACACGACGCTGCCCGACGACCGCTCGTTCTCCGAGAAGACCTATCTCGACCTGACGAACCTGGCGCTGGATGAGGTCGGTCTCGCCGACTACCTCGTGGTCAGCGACAACACCGCAAACCTCAAGGCGATCACCGGGGCGAGCAAACAGGTCAAGCAGCTCACCAAGACGAAGACCGAGCAGACGCAGACGGCAACCGGACGCCAGGTCACCGACGAGACGCAAATCTCGCCGGCCACCAAAACGATCCACAACGTCATCGAGGGCAAGCTTGGCTCGTCGTGGTTCGATCTGCTGAAAGAGCAGTACAAGCGCGCCGGGCTCTTCCTCTGGTCGACCATCGACAGAGCCTTCGTGCTGGCGCGGCCCGATGGACAGAAGGCGCCAATGGCCAGGATCCTGCGCCGACGCGGGACGAACGAGCCGGGGGACGTGACCGTGCTCGGTCAGCCGACGTTCACCTGGGATGCGACTCAGCGCTACACCGCCTGCCGCGTGGCTGGTCGCACCGGCACCGGCAAGGACGGCCGCGGATGGGTTCACGGGGTCGCCTACGACGCAGAGATGATCGCGCTCCTGAACGGCGCGGAGATGACGCCCGCAGCCTACCAGGCGGCGCTCGACGCTTGGTCCAAGGCAAAGCGCGAAGGTGGCGCGCTGCCGCCGAAGCCTCGGATGAAAGAGCAGTCCTTCGAGGTCGAGAAGATCCAGACCAAGGAGCAGGCCGGCTTCATCGCGCGACGCCGCATGGCCGAGAGTCGACGCAACGGCTGGTCGCTTTCGTACAAAGTCGCCGGGCACACCGCACCGGCGCTGCTCGGTGGCGGGCGCTGCGTTTGGGCGCCCGACATGGTGGTTCACGTCGTTGACGACGAGTTCGGGATCGACGGTCCGATGTACCTCGAGAGCTGCGTCTACGAACGCAAACCGCAGACCACGACGACGCTTAACCTGATGCGCGTTGAGGATCTGATCTTCGCCGAAGAGGACGTCGACAACCCGCCGAAGCTCGTCAAGAAGAAGGGCATCGCGAACGTTCGCGTCGGCAAGACAGAGGTCTATCGTGTGCAGGCGCAGTGGAGGCGAGATCCGAATTGGGGGAATCTGCCCGTGCGGGTGCGTGACGACTTCGTGGGAGTGAGATCTGGCGCAATTGGGCCGCCCACGGCAGACGGCAGCGTCGGCGAAGAGCAGTTCATCGAAGACATTGGCGCAAGGCGGCTCCGCTAATGGCCTTCGTCGGCATGAGATTCGAGCTCGGGTCGTGCGTGATGACCGAGTTCGATGAGGACGGGTTCCTCAAGGCTCAGCCTGAGGGGCTTGGGCTCGATGCGCGCGTGGCCTCCAGCTACGCACATCACCCCTACGGCTTCATCTCGCGTCCGCTGGACCCCGGTGTCGACGCAGACGGCAAGGCCATCCAAGGCCAGGGCTGCACGATCCTGATCGGCAAGATCGGGGACGAACGCCACATCTGGTTCTGCGGCGACCCGCGACCCATCGAGCTCCTGCCGGTCATCGGCAAGGGCGAGTCGATGATGTACGGCCCGGCCGCGAACTTCGCGCGGTGCAAGGCTGACGGGACGGTGACTATGTTCACCACCACCGACGGCACCTACGACGGTCAAAGCGTTTACTGCGAAGTAGCGCCGGACGGTGTCACAGCGCTAACGCCATGGGGAAAGCTTCAGCTCGGAGCGAATGGCTTCCACGTCCTGCACGCCAGCGGGGCTCGCATGGACCTGGGGGCGATTGCCGGCCTGCCGGCACCACTAGATTCGCTGGGCAGCTACGTGAAGCTCGCCGCCGACATCGTGCAGATCGAGGCGGCCGCTCTTTCGCTCGGTTCAGCGTCTGGGTTGCCTGACCCTCTCGCAAAGGCCACGGCTACCCTTGCCGGCTTCTCGGCAATCGCCACAGCGTTCACGGCGGAGGCGTCTGCGTTCACGGCGCTAGCTGGCTCTCCCGCGTTGTCGGCGCCGATCCAGACCGCATGCGGCGCTGCGGCAACCGCGCTCGGCGCTGCCGTGAGTGCGCTCGGCGCGCTTACGACAACTCTCCCCGCTAGCAGCACGGCGGCATCCTGATGGCCTGCACACCAATCCCCGAAGTCCCGCTCCCAGAGCTGCCAGCGGGCATCAGCCTGACTCCACCGGCGCCTGGCGGGATCTCATTCGACGCTAGTTTGTGTTGCAAGCTACTCCCCTTCCCGATCGCAACGCCGCCGATCTCGTTTCCACCTGGAACCATCAACTCAGCCACAATCGTTGCGCTGAACGCCGCGCTGCAGTCGGTTCAGACCTACCTGGACGCTCTAGGGTTCCGCTGCCCTCGAGAGTAGACCATGGGACTCGGAACCAGCCCTTGCGGCTTCGGCGCCTGCGGGTTCGATCTGCAGCAGCCGAGCGGTCGCGTGAACCGGCGCATTCCTGACGCGCTCGACTTCGACGGCGGCACCAAGAACTTCAAGCTCGACGATGACGGCCTGTACGTCGGCGCGCATCCAGTCGACGCCAAGACATTCCTCATCTGCCGCACGACCGCGGGCAGCATTCGTTCAGCTCCTGGGCTTGGTCAGACCGTCGGGCAGATCCCGTACATCGACCAGCGCACTGTCCAGGCCACGGTCTCCGATCGCTTCCGCTCAGCGCTGTCGACGGTGGTCGCCGCGGGTGAGATCCGAATCGAACGCATCGACGTCGACACGGCCGTTCGCGGACGGATCATGACCACGATCCACTACGTCAACCTCGTCACTGGCAAGCGGCAGAGCCCGCAATTCACTTCCTGATGCCTCCCGTCGAACAGCTTCCAGGCGAGATCGTGACGCCCACTCGCGACGAGGTGATCGCTCGACACAAGCGGTCGTTTCGGTTGCGCGTTCCTGGCGCAGACACTGGCGAGGGCACGCAGCCGCACGTAGATGCGACGGTAGCCGCCGACACCGTGATGCCGCTACATGCCGCGTCCGTGATCGTGGGTCGCAACACGGTCATGGAGGAGGCCACCGGCGAGGCCGTCGACCAGTGGCTCGAGCGCGAAGGCGTTCCTCCGCGGCGCGATGCCGTAGGCGGCTCCGGCTACGTCCAAATCAGCACTTCCGCGGGCGGCACGGCGATTCAGGCCGGCGACGAACTCGTTCATGAAGAAACGGCGTTCACCTTTCGGGCGCTTGAGACGCGCGCTTACACCAACGGCCAATCGGTCTCGATCATCGCCATCGACACCGGGCCGAACACGAATCTGAAGCCCGGCACGCAGCTCCGATGGTCGAGCCCGCGCCCAGGTTGCGGTTCGATTGCAACAGTCGTTGAACAGGCCAGCGGCTCCGGTCTCACGGGTGGCCGCGAGCGCGAGACCGACGATGAGGCCAAGGCTCGGTTGAGGCAGGCCAAGCAGAATCGCGCGGCAAGCGGCAACGACGCCGAGTATCAGGAGCTCACCGAGGGCACGCCACAGGTGGCGGTCCAGAAGGCGTTCACCTACCCGGGCATCCTGTTCCCTGGCACCACGTGCGTGGCCTTCACCATGTTGCCTGCGGTATCGGGTGGCAGCAGGATCCCGAACCCGGCGCAGGTCGCGCTCGCCGAAAGCTACGTCGTCGGTGAGATGCCCGCAGACGACGGCGCGTTCTTCGCGTTACTCGACGAGGAGGACGCCGACATTGCGTACGGTGTCACCTGGGCGCAGGGAGCTGTGGGCTGGAAAGACGTTGCGCCGTGGCCGCCGTACTACGCCGAGGACGGCACACCCGGCGGCGTGTTCGTGTCCGCAGCAACGAGCCCAACAAGCTTCACGCTCGCCGCCGACGACTACACGGGGATCCAGCAGCCGGTCGCCGGGCAGACGATCGGCCTGTTCAATGCCGACGATCTCGAGTTCGTTCAGAAGCGCATCCTGAGCTTCACGGGCACCGGGCCCTGGGTGATCACCGTCGACACGACCAACAACGTCAGCGACGAGGAGTACACGCCCGAGGTCGGCCAGCGTGCCATGCCTTGGAGTGATTCGCTCGAACTGCTCTTGCCAGGCATCTGCGCGTACTTCGATGCGCTTGGGCCAGGTGAGCAAGTCGCGACTTTCTACGACGAGGGCAACCGACAGCGCCGGCAACCGCGCCCTGCCCCGCGCACGTGGCCATCGACGCTCACCAACAAGGGGCTGCTCGACGCGATCGAGATCGATGCCGTCGAGGACGCTGAAGTTTTGGAAGGCGACGGCCTGGCTCCGAGCGTGGGCACGCCCGGTGTGCTCGCCAACATCCTGCGCCTTAGGTGGATTGCCATCTTCCCGGAGACTGTCTGATGACTGCCCCCGATTTTCTCACCTGGACCGGCGACGAGGACAACGCGCCGCGCCGCCCGTCGACCGATGACCTCGGTGGCGACCAGAAACAGAACCACGCCCGGTATCTGCCGAACCCGACTACGCAGCCAACCGCCGAGGGCTGGAATCAACAGGTCAAGCAGATCGCTGCGCATTCCCAGGTGGTCGACGCGGCGCGGATCGACGTCGACTTCACGGCTGGCGTTCCGGCTGTCGTCGCCGTCGCTTCGCCGAGCCCTAGCATCACGACCGACTCGTTCGAACTCACCGACGAGGGTACCGGCATCGTGCTCATCGAGTGGGAGCCCGACCTCATGCCGCCGGCACAGATCGCCCCGCGTGGCCCGTTCATCCGCTCGGCGCTCACCACTCGCTGCGAGGGCCACATCGAGCCGGTGACGAACGGCGTGCGCGTTCGCCTGTTCTCAAACGGCACGGTCGCGGACCTGAACTTCAGCATCGACATCCACGGCTCCTGATCCATGGCTGAGTTCAGCGCATTCACCGATTTCGGTCACCTGGAGTTCAGCTCCAGGCCGCCGCACGGAGAGCTCATCTACGAGCAGATGGTCTCCGACCTCGGCTCGGGCCAGAACTACGACGACGACTTCGACGGCCCGGCCATGGGGCGCCTCTACGCCGACGCGATGGTGTTCGCCGACGCGAAGTACGCGCTCGAGCGTGCCGGATCTCAGTTCAACCCGCTGAAGGCGGTCGAACTCCTGCCCGCGCTTGAGAGCGAGTACGGGCTCGCCCCCGACGCTCAGGCGACCATTGCCGAGCGCCAGCGTGATCTTGCCGCCGCGATGCGCCTTGCCGGCGGCGCAAGTCGCGTGAACGTCGAAACCGTGCTCGAGATGGTGCTCGGCGACGACTTCGTCGAGTACGAAACCGTGAGCGTCGCCGATACGGTGGCTACGAGCGCGGACCCCGGTGCGGACGGCATCTACGTCAAGCCGGGCACGCCACGCAGTGTCTTCAGGTTGCTTGACTCCGTGTTGTTCACCGGAACACCCGTGACGGTCGCCTACGAGACGGTCATCGGAGAGACGGACGCGCTTGCGACCGGCGACCGGTTCGCCCTCGATGCCGGAGACTACGACCGCCATGAGGTGGTGACCGTGACGTCCGTGGGTGAGGACGAGGACGGTCGCACGACCATCACCGCCACGTTCGAGCGCCCGCACACGCAAGGCGTGCTGATGGCCACCGGGCGACACCCGTACTTGGGCAGCACGAAGCGCCACAACGTGGTCAAGCTCACCGAAAGCGGCATGGCCACCGCGAGAACGCAGGCTCGAGCCAACAGAGCGCTCGGTCAGCTGCTCCGCGGCGTCAGCACGTGGGCGCTCACCGACAGCGACGACGCTTTCACGGTCGGCGAAGGTCTGCTCGGTGTGACGCTCATCGGCGAGGACGATCTCTCCGGCGATCCGATTCCGACCGGCATGGTCCTCCATTGGGACATGCAGGATCCGGACAGCTACGAGGTCACGGCTGGCACGCCGGACCGGGTTACGGAGATCACTAACCTCGCCTCAAGCGCGACGGCTACTGCCGTCAGCAACGGCCCCGAGTTCGAGTCGCTCGGTTGGGGCGGCGGCTTGCACTGCATGAAGCTCAACGGGAGCGACATGCGGATCATTGACACCGAGGCCGCGGTGCTCGCGCTGCTCGACGGCACCGAGCCCGCATACACCGTCTACATGGTGGTGGAGCCGCTCGCGCCCGACGCAGCGGCGGCATTCTTCGGCGTCGGTCACTCCGCCAAGGGCGTGAACCAGAGCAGCATGCTGCTCGGCACGACCAACACCGGCAACGGCAGGCTGCGCATTGAGCGCTTCAACGACTCCTCCGCTGGCATCGCGCAGGAGTCTTCTTCGGACGTTGCAGCCGCGCGCCAGGTGATCGCCTGGGTTGTCCCTGGCACGACCGCCTCGGCCTACGTCAACGACGGCGGCTCCGACC